TGGATCAACCACCTATTTATAATGGTGGTTTTGAGGGCGAAGAATTTTTCGCTTATGCACAAGATGGTTTTAAGGAAATGCTTGATACCACTATGTTGTGCGATAATGTTGAGTTTATAAACAGTGATTTTTCTGTTATTACTCCCGGCAAGGCAATTATACAGAGTGTTACGCCAGACACACAATTGAAAGCTGAAGACAGACAAATTTTAGTGCCGATTGGAACTTTACAAACATACTCTTACATTCGTTTTGAAGATGAAATTTGGATTATTGCTTCTGAACCAAGTAATAACAAATTTTATGAAAAGGCAGTTCTTAAAGTTTGTCACAATCAGTTACGATGGCAAGATCCAGAAACCAAGAAAATATTTGAATATTGGTATTGGTGTGAAGATGTGACACGGTATAGTTCTGGTGTCTTCAAAGGAAATATTGTTATCGCTTATGATAAGCAGTATAGCCTTTTACTGCCAATGGATAAAAATACAAGAAGGCTTCATGACGGTATGCGATTTATGTTGGAAATGTCCAACGATGTACCGTTGGTATATAAACTCACAAAATTTAATGGTTTAACAAACAACAATAAAAATGTAAAGTTGTTAAATCTGTCATTGACTCAAACTGTATACGATGAAAATACAGACAGTGTTGATATGATGCTTGCAGATTACAAACAAAATAATGTTGAGCCTACTGAAAAGTACGGTTATACTTGCGAACTTACATATAAAGCTGACACTATCAGTTTATCATCGTTTGAAAAATACTCTGCTACATTTTATGACAATGAACATAATGTGGTAGATGATATCGAATATCATTGGGGAATTTCTGATAATGATTTCGATGAGAAAGATTTGGTATTAACTACTGGTGACAATTTTGTAAAAGTTACTGTAAAAAACAATAGTGATTTGGTTGGAAAGCAATTCCACTTAAATGTTCTTTCATCGGTAGATACAATATTGGCATCTGTTGTTATTACGATTACCGCTTTATGGTAAATGAGGTTTATTATGGAAGATTTTGACATTAACTCTTTTAAATCTGCGGTAATAAATACAATTGTCGAAAATAACGAGATTATTTTTAATCTCGATAAGGAATATATAGATGCCGGTGGTGGTCTGCTTTATAAGAAAATTTTTCCTTATTTGCAGAATCCAAAGACCATTGAGAAAACTTCTCCGTTTATCTGTTTCAAGGTTAATCATGTGAGAAACCAACAATATTTTTTAGAAGAGATAAATGTGGTCATATATATTGTCTGCCATGAAAAGGCAATGGCACAAAGAGTACAGAGCTATAAAACAAAGGAATATCTATCGGGTACAGTTATTGATATTTTGGGTGAAGAATTGAAAAAAACTTTATCTGGAATGGAAACAAATTGGATTGGTGAATTGACATGTGTAAGCAATACTGAGGAAGTATTGTACTATGAATACCCATGCAGAATACTTACGTTTACTGCAAAGAAGGAATCATATGGACATCAGTAACGAATCTTTATATCAGTACCTTATATATAGCTCGCCAATTTATTATACCGAAGATTTAGTTTTATACCCTGTAAAAATGGGTAATGTGCTTGATTTTAATTTATATAAGTCAAGTATTATTGTTCGTAAAAACAGTATATTTCCAGTAAAGAAAATTATCAAGATGCCATATCTTGATTTTTTATTTTACTGTCATAACAACGTAGAATTAGCAAAAGAATTTAACATGCCATTTCTCCCCTACTACTATTCTTTTGCACTCCGGCTTTTACAGCTTGTATTTAAGGATCAAGAGGTATTGGCTAGTTCTACACAAGGGGGATTTAGAATAAATGGCAATGTTATAACCGCCGATCAGTTCGATGATATTCGGAGAATTATTATCCTACAAAATGGTATTGATTTTGACATTGATGAATTCATTCATTACGACACTGAGCAGGAATTAAAAAAAGCCCAGGATGCTATATCTGGCAAAGATAAAGCCTCTTTGGAAGACTATATTGATTCTGTTTGTGTTGGAATGGACTTAACCGAAGAAAAAGTTAAGGGGCTAACTATTCGTAAGTTCTGGCGATATGTTAAACGAATAAATAAGCGTGATATTTTCAATGTTATGAAATCTGCTGAAAGTACGGGATTTGTAAAATTCAAAGAACCCGTCCAGTATTGGATGACTGAACTTGATGAGAGCGATAAGTTCAAAGATGTGAAAACAGATGCCATGTCATTAAAGAAAATGATTAGTGGCTGATGATTTATAAATCAGGAGGAATTTGCAATGAATACAAAGGGAAAAGAATTCGTTGTTTCAGTTGCCGACTTTGCATTTTACATCAATGGTGTATTAGCTTGTACAGGAGTAACTAACCTTAGTTCTTCTATTTCTGTATCTATGCAGGAACAGGCTGTAAATGCTGGTAAAGGTAATAAGAAAGTATTCTCATACAAATATGGTAGAGAGCTTACAGCAGAACTTGAAGCTGCTGACTGGAAACTTGAGTACATTGCTTTACAGGCTGGTTCTCAGATTTCTAAAGGACTCAAAGATTCATACAGTCTTAATGAGTGCGTAACACTTGTAGCTGGAAAAGGTACAATTGACCATACACCTCTGACTGGTGCAAAAGTTGGTGTAGAACTTCCAAACGGTACATTCGTAGAAGTTACTGCCGATGGTACTTCAATTGACTTGACATCATATGGTCTTACAACTGAAAAAGTAAAATGTACATATCAGTACAATGCTGTTTCAAAACGTATTACTATTGATGCAGAATCAACACCTTACATTGGAAAACTTGTTCTTCAGGCAGACAAGCATAACAGTAAGAAAGGTAAAGTTGGTGTCGTTGAAATCGTAATTCCGTCTTACTCACTTGACGGTAACTTTGATATCTCATTCACACCTGATGGTGTAGTAAGTACAAAGTTATCTGGTAGTGCCCTTGCTGTTGAAGGTGATGCTTGCGAAGATGGTAGTGCTGTATATGCATACATCTCTGAAATTGATGATGACAATACAGATATGGCTGTTTCTGAAATCGCTATCTCTGCACCGGCTACAACAATTAAGACTGGTGCAAGCATGAATCTGTCAGTTCTTGGCATTATCGGAGTTATGTATAAACCTACAGAACTTGATCCAAAGGATTGTACATTCTCAATCGTAGATGCCGGAAACACTGCATTGACTGTAGGTGCAAAAACTGGTGTTGTGAGTGGTGCAACTGCATCTGGTACAGCAACAGTCAAAGCCGTTTACAATGGACTCGAAGACACAATTGAGATCACTGTAACAAAATAATTTCAGTAACTATATGTAGGTGGGTTTATACCTGCCTACATTTTTATTAGGAAGAAGGAGCTGAGATTATGACAGATGTAAAAGAGAATACAACTGAGATTGTTCAAGATAAAGGAAAAAATAAAGTTGAAACAAAATCAAGTACACCGAAACGAAAGACATCTCTTACCAAAGAGTGTGACGTATTAGTATACAATGAGCGTACTAATACCGCTATCATTTCTTTTGATGGTTTCGGGTATGAATTAACTGGTATATCAAAAAATCCTGGTAATAAAATTTCTGTCAAATATTCGGGAGATATTCATTCTCCGAATTTTAAAGTTGAGAAGAAATAATGTGTAAATATGCATATATTCAGCTTAATGAAAAAACTAAGCAGAATATGATTTATTGTTCTGGCGGTGTGAAGATAAACTCAGAAGGTTTATGTATCTGCCAAAGATATTGTAAAGACAAATCTTGTTATATCCCACATAATCAAGATAAAATGCATTGTAAATATTACGAGGATTGTTAGCAAGTGTGGTGTTTTTATTAAGCACTGCACTTGTGTATGATACCTATTAAAGAGGTTAAAAACTGTTTTGGCTTTTTTAATGGGTATCATTTTTTATCGCAAATTATACAAATGTTTATCCACCATAATTATTAAAAAGTTCGTTTACAAAAGGAGATATAAATTATGACTATTAAAGAAGTAGCAAAAATGTTCAATGTGAATACAGAGAAAAGTAGAGCAATGAAAAATAAACGTAAGGCTAAAGAAATCATAGAAAAAATTCTGATGTGCCCAAAATGTAAACAGCCGATGAACTGGGTAGAGGGTACAAATATTTGTGCGTGTCCTACATGTACATATACTATCGGCAAGAAAGAAAACAAAGAAACCTATAGTGTTTCTAAAACTCTTTCCGATAAGAGCCGTAGATTCCTGGAAAACAACTATTCACAGTTTGCTAAAGAAAGTACAGAGGTGTAATTTATGAGAAAATATACTGATGAATCAACATTTGAATTAAACGGAAAACACATAGTTTTCAGATATGTGTCCTCTCCTACTCTTTCTCAGAAAATGGACATTGTTGATGATATCGTTCACGGTGTTATCAATGATACCGTAGGGTATGAGCCTATTCTGTTTGATTATTTTGTAGCTGTTTCTCTTGTAAATAATCTGACTGATATTGCATTGCCAGAGTCTTTTACTGAAAGTGCGGATTTCATCGAGAAAACACGTATCGGACAGGTTATCAAAGAAACAGTTAATGTAAAAGATGTTATTGATGCTGCTGAAAGAAAAATTGATTTTGAGCGGAGCAAACTTGTCAATACATCAAAACTGGACGAATTATTTGAGGTGTTAATTTCTATCGCCAATAAATATTCTTCCACATTAGAGAATTTAAACACTGATGATTTCATGAATAAACTACAGAATGTAGCGGAGCTTGCAAAAATGCCACAAGATGATGTAGTTCGTGGAATTTTAGCGTATGAAAATTCTCAAAAAAAACAAGACAATACTAAAGTCGAATAAGAAGAGGGTTACTCCCCTCTTCTATTTTTTACGCTTTTAAGAAAGAGGGTTAGTAACATGGGTAGAACAACAATTTATAACAAAATTACAAACGAAGAATCTATCAAGAAAATCAATCCAAACAATAAACAGCTTTGTGAAGATTTTCTTGAATATCTTGCGTCTATTGATCGTGCCCCTTCCACAATTAACGGGTATAGAAATGACCTTGAAATTTTCTTCTGCTGGAACTTAGAGTACAACAACAATAAATTTTTCGTTGATATCAAGAAACGTGAGCTTGCACGATTCCAGGGATATGCAATCAATGAATGGGCTTGGAGTCCGAAAAGAATTCGTAGGGTAAAATCTGCTATCAGTAGCATGTCAAATTATATTGAAAATATTTTACAGGACGAAGACGAAGATTTTGAGAATTTCCGCTCTATCATTGGAAAGATTGAATCTCCGAAGAATGAAGCTGTTCGTGAGAAAACCATTATCCCAGATGATGACGTAGATAAATTCTTGGATAAATTAGTCAGTGAAGAACGATATCAACAGGCATGTGCTTTTGCTTTGGCTGCAATGAGTGGTGCTAGAAAATCAGAATTGTTGAGATTCAAAGTTGAATACTTCGATGAGAACAATATTGTTTATGGTGGTCTGTATAAGACTCCTAAGATTAAAACTAAGGGAGCTGGTAAAACAGGTAAACAGCTCAATAAATATGTGCTTTATGAGTTTAAGAAATACCTTGATTTATGGATGGAACAACGTAAGAAACAAGGTATTGAGAGTGAATGGCTTTTTGTACATAGATGTGGTGATGGTTCTTATGCACAAATGAAAGTCAGTACCCTTGATAGTTGGGCGAACATCTTCTCAAATGAATTAGGTGTAGATTTTTACTGGCACTGCATGAGACACTATCTCAACACAAAATTATTGAAGCTGAATATCCCGGCAAATGTTGTTCAGGAATTTTTCGGATGGAGTAGTTCGGACATGGTTAATCTATACAACGATAGCGAGGTTTCCGAAGAATTCAGTAAGTATTTCACAAAAGATGGGATTGTTGAAGGTAAGAGTTCGTCTTTAAGTGATCTATAAATAAGCAATAATAAAGGAGGACTACCATGAGAAAAGCAAATAGCATGGCAGAACTTGAACAGTTGATCTTGAATGAGATGCAAAAAGCTATGACGGTTGTACATTCAAAATCTCTCAAAGATACAGAGAACGAAGTCCAGTCTTTCTATTCGCAGGGTTCTCCTAGTATTTATAAAAGAACTGGAAAACTTGGAAAAAGTGTTAGGAACTATGGTGTTTCTAAATACGGAAAAAATGTTCATTTCTATATTTGGTTGGATAGAACTTACAGTTATGTAGTTCCAAATCCAGACTTTATAGAAAAAGGATTTTCAAGTTATTTTTCAACCCCTATGGTATTTGATGCTGCCGAAGCTGGTACAGCGAATATCAAAGGTCGTTCTGGCTTCTGGGCAAGATCAGAACAGAAAATTCAATCTGACTTAGACAGTACATTTAGTAGTTTCTTTAGATAAGGGGAGGTGAAGTTATGTCAGATTTTATTGCTCACGTTATAGCGGAGCTTGATACCGCCAAAGCACAGCAACAAATGAATGCTTTCACAAATGCAAAGCACAAAATTGATGTTGATGTAAATTTGGTGTCCAAAAATGGAAATATAAACGGCTATTTGAATCAGATAAAATCACAATTTGGTCAGGCTGGTAATGCTGCTGGCAATAATTTCGCCAACTCTGTAAACAGTAGTCTTGGGAAAATCAACGTAAAGAATACTGCCACCCAGATTTCAAATTTACAACGTACATTGCAGTCAATGAATTTCAATACATCTTCTATTGACACAATTACAAAAGATTTACAAAGTTTGGAACTTGAAGTAACGAAAGTTACATCAAAAATGAATGGGCAGAATCTCAGCGTAAAAGTTGATGGTATTGACCAAATGGGTAGAGCTGTTAGCGTTATAAAAGAATTTGATTCTGTTACCGGCACGATTCAGCGTACAAGTGAAACTGTTTCTTCATCTATCAAAAAGATGTTCACCAATGCTGATGTGTCTAAGTTAAGTGCAGACTTGTATTCTCTTGAAGCTGGATTTACCAAGTTAAATGGTAGCACAAATCAGTATTCATCTGCTTTATCGAAACTTAAATCCGACCTTTCTGGGTTAGATAACATAAGTGGTTTAAATGAACGCCAAGCTGAATTTGAGAGAATAACTCAGGAAGTCACCGAATTACGAGCTGCTTACAAAGAAGCAAAGGCATATGCCGATTCTCTTGCTGTATCTCAACAATTACTTTCTCAGAAGACAGTATTGGGAAATCAAATTGAAACATGGATGAACAGGAATACAATAGCTGCCAGAAAATACAAAGATGAGTTAAAAGGCTTGCAAACTTCTTTGGAAAATGCCACTACAACCACTGCGCTCAAAGATGTAAGCCGTCAATTCACTGAGTTAAAAACCACTGCTGCTGCGTCTGGAAGTCTCGGCAAGGGCGTATTTGCTACATTAAAAGACAATATGACAAGTCTTAGTCCTTTGTTTGGCATGGGGGTTATGATTAACACCGCCATTCGTGGATTGAAAGATATGTATTCAAATGTAGTAAATATTGATAGTGCCATGACAGAATTGAAGAAAGTTACAGATGAAACGGACTCCGCTTATTCTAGCTTTCTTACGAATGCTTCAAAGCGTTCTGTAGAACTTGGCACGACTATTACCGACTATGTAAATTCAACAGCTAACTTTGCACGACTTGGTTACTCAATGGCTGACGCTACACAGCTTTCAGAAGTTGCCAATATCTATAGTGTTGTTGGTGACGAAATTTCTGGCATTGATGAAGCAAGTTCCAGTGTAATTTCAACAATGCAAGCATTTGGTATACAAGCCAATGATGCTATTTCTATTGTTGATAAATTCAATGAAGTAGGTAACAGATTTGCTATCAGTTCCGGCGGTATTGGTGATGCCTTAACAAGATCCGCATCTTCAATGGCTGCTGCAAATAACACTCTTGATGAAACCATAGCGTTAATTACTGCTGCTAATACAGTAGTTCAGGACGCTCCAAGAGTGGGGAATGCCTTCAAGACAAAATTTTTTTGAAGATTGTCTTTATGTACAGAAATGTGCATAGTGAACATATTTAATTGCAGGTAAAACGTAAAGCCTTACACCACAATAACAGAGATAATCATGTTATGACGGGACGAAAGTAGAAACAACGTAAGGATGGTATATGGTCAAAAGCCTAAGTGCCACTTTTACTAATTTTATACAAATTAGGAATCGTAGTTCATGCAACGAAGTACCCTAACGTATCCCGTAGATCATACGGTACTTGAGTCGAGGGTAAACGCTCAACGACTATCCCCATGTAGGGATTTGGAAATATTCATATATTGAATTATAAAATAAAGGTGGAAATCCTGAATATCCAAATCAATAGGAGTACGGCTTAATCGCAAATGGAGTCGGTGAAAAACCGTTAAATGGAAAAGGTATGACTGCTACTCTTCTATTTAGAGTGTGGTTAAGAAATAGTCTACCCTCATATGAAGATATGAGTTGTTTTTGCCATCTAAAAAGGAAATATAATGAAAAAGTACGATAAAGAATATTCTACACAATATAGTCCAGAAAAGGACTTTTTATTAAAGAATGGCATTAAACCGTCATTCGTAAAAGTAATAAATGATGTAACGACATATAAATATACCAAATCGGCAGAGCTATTTAAGTTACTGTCGATTTTTTACGATTAAAAATAAGCGATAATATACGAGGCGATAATTATGAAAATTGAAGAAATCAAAAAATTATGTGACAGTTTAAATTTTACATATATTAGTTCAAGCAATGAGGCGAAATTTATCAACAATAAAAAATCTCAAATATATGTACAATTTATTTGTAATTTACACCAAAAATATGGTGTACAAGAAAAATCTCTATATGATTTGAAACGTTTGAATAAACCATGCTGTTATTGTAATCATTCAAAATTGAAAGAAACTTTCAAAGATGAAATGTTAGAAATAAATCCAACCATTGAAGTGCTTTCCGATTATGTAAATTGGAATACAAATATAAAATGCCGATGTAAAATTGATGGATATGAATGGGAAGGAAGACCATCTGTTTTATTATATGGCGGTGGTTGCAAAATATGTGGTCACAAGAAAAGGTGGGATTCGAGAGGTCGAAAAACCACAGATGATATTAGGAACGAGATAAAACTGATTAACCCAGACATTGAAGTAATCGGTGAATATAAAGGTGCGCATTATCCTATAAAATGCAGATGTAAAAAAGACGGAAAAGTATGGGAATCGTTTGTATGTAATCTTCTTAATCAGAGTGCAACTTGTCCCACTTGTGCAATGGAACATATGAGAGAAATCGAAGCATTATCGACCGAAGATGTAAAGAAACGGATTGAAGATCAAAAGTTGAATATCATATTATTGAGTGAATATAAAAATGCAAAAGAATCTTTGAAGTGCAAATGTAAAACCCACAATTGTGAATATATGGTAAGTCCACGTACAATTTTGTATAACAAAAGTTCTGGCTGTCCATTATGTACTCAATCTTTGGGCGAAAATAAGATGATTCAGCTTTTGCAAGATATGGGACATCATATTTCAAAACAACATACATTTCCAGATTGTAGAAATATTGGTCTACTTCGTTTTGATGGATATTGTAAAGAAATAAATACTGCTTTTGAATATCAAGGGCAACAGCATTATTATCCTGTTGATTTTTCTGGAAAAGGCATGGAATATGCTAAAGAACAATATGAAAAAGGATTACTTAGGGATAATATAAAAAGAAAATACTGCAAAGAAAATAACATTTATTTAATTGAAGTTCCGTATTGGGAATATGACAATATGGAACTATTTTTATGTAATGAATTAAATAGATAAATGTAAAATGGCAAAAACATATATTAGCTTGCGACTAATATATAATATATGGAATCTCAATGCGTATACGTGGCGCAACAACTGAGCTTGAAGAAGCTGGTCTGGAAACAGATGGTATGGCAGAGTCAACCGCTAAACTTCAAGCTGAAATAAAAGCATTGTCAGGCGTAGATATTATGCTTGATAAAGATACCTTTAAGTCTACATATCAAATCATGGATGAGTTATCTCAGAAATGGCAAGACTTAACGGATATTCAACAGGCAAGTATTACTGAGTTACTTGCCGGAAAACATCAAGGTAACGTAATGTCATCCCTTATGGAGAACTTTGACATTGCACGACAAGCCCTTGATGTGTCCATGAACTCCGAAGGTTCTGCAATGCAAGAACATGAAAAGTACATGGAATCTATTGAAGCCAAAGTAAATCAGCTTAAAGCTGCTTGGGAAGGACTTTCAAACTCTTTCCTTGATTCTGGTTTTATAAAAGGTGCAATTGACGGATTGACAAAATTCGTTGGAATAATTGACACACTAATTAGTAAATTTGGTACTCTCCCAGCACTTCTTGTTGGTGGTGGAATTGCTAAAGGAATATTGAGCATTGCTTGACTCAAAATCATGAGTGACAGTTATTTTACATAATAGCAGAGGCGTTTATGGTTAAGAAACTATTGAAGATGGTAATAGTGACAAAACCATAAATTTATGCTCATTAAAATAAAGGGGTAATAGCTGGAAATCTGGTAAAACCAATCATGCTACAACGTAATTGGAAACGATAAGCGTGAATGCGGAGAAATCTATAAAAAATGATTGGATGGTACATGGGAAAAAATAAGCCTAAATACCATGCCGAAAGGCAGATAGCTAATCAGCAGGACGAGAACCTAAAAGGTCTAATCCTCAGAGACTACCCACCCTTCGAGTTGTCAATACCTTAATTGATAGCTTGTAATGTATAGTCCACAATGTAAAAAGTGGGAACTTATCTTCCACTATAATAATGGTACGTTTGCTAAACGTGATAAGATAGCGTAATTTATGGTTGCCAAGAGTAGCCACATTTTGCACAACGATTGACAGTTTTGTTTGAGCCTAGAAATCCAGTCCAAAATGAATACCCACGTTTGCTGGTGGTTATTTGTGTCGAGCCACAACGAGGGCAAGAAACGGGTAACGATTTTCGAGAATAGTGTTCTTCCCAATCAGCATTTTGTTCGTTTACAATATCAATATTAGATTCAACAAATTTAACAATACATTTATATTCGTCAAAAGTTGATTTCAAAGATTCAATATTTTCTGATTTAATACCAGATATTATTGTTACATTTGACTGGCTCTGTAACTTTGCAATAATGTCTTTTGGGACGTTAAATATTTGTTCCAAGATTGACTTTGCAAGGAAGATGTTTGCGCCTTTGTCAAACCCAATAAAAATTGCATCATATATTTTAGGCGAATCACTATTTTCTATTGGATAACCACAATGGATGCATTGTTTTGATTTATCAGATATTTCTTTACCACATTCTGTGCATTTGATTAAAGCCATTTTTGTCTCCTTTTTGGCACAATTATACCATATTTTTTTGTGCCCGTCTATATGTCTGCTGCGAAGACGTTAAAAGCAAAGGATTTTTTCGATTCACTTACACCTGGCACACAAAAATTGGCTATATTAGGAGAGGCATTTCCTAAATTAACTGCTGTTATCACTGAGGTTTCTTCTGCTTTCGGGAAGGCTTCTGTTGCTGCTTCTGCTGCTGGTACTGGTTTTGCTGGATTGAAAGCCGGGGTTACTGCTTTTGGAAGTGCTCTTAGTGCTTCGACTATCGCTCTTGGTGCTTTTATTGGTATTGCAGCTGGAATCGCTGCTGTTGTTGCTATAGTTGATCTTGTCACGGAATCATTTGATGAAGCCGTAGAAAAAGCAGATAAGTCTCGTAGTGCTTATGAACAAACAGCAAGTGAAGTAGAATCTTTAGAGTCTCAGCTTTCTGAGGTAAAAGACCGTATTTCAGAATTGAATTCTATGGATTCTCTTACCATAACCGAAGAAGCAGAACTTCAAAAATTACAGGCTGAAAACGACCAGCTTGAAAGACAGTTAGCAATCAAACAAAAATTGGCTAATTATCAACAAGGTGTAGCTGCCGAAGATGCGAACCATGTTTTGACGAAAGATTTAACATGGCAAACTGGCGATTTCCTTAAAGATAAAAATGGATATATGATGACTGATACCAATGGTATGCCAATTATGGAATATATGTCTGGTGATATCATTGATCGTGCTACATCTAAACAAGAAAAACTTAATGAGAAGAAAGCAGAGCAAGTAAAACTTGAAGAAGAAATTGCTAACATGGAGCCGGAATATCATAAGCATTTATGGCAAGCTGATACTGAGTATGAGCAGAAGACAAAACAGCTTAAAAATCTCAAATCAGATGTTAGTGACTTGGAAAAAGAAGTTAGTGAAGATGTTGAGACAATTAACTCAAACTACTCTTCTCTTTTCTCTACGGACGGTAGTGTACTTCCAGGATATGAAGACACTGTAAATCGTATAAATGATTTATTTGATGCTTACAATAATGTTGATTTATCAGAAGCAGAGAAGAAATTAAATAAAATCAATTCTTTCTTTGATGGAAGTACCGGCAAAAACTTCATTAAAGATAATCTCCTTGAAGCTGCAAAACAGGCAGAACTTACAGCGGATGATATTAAGCGTATGGGAATCGCCATTGATGGTGTAGACGCTTCCGATATTGCAAAATATTTCAATGATTTAGCTGCAAGTGCCGATGAAGCTGCAGAAGCAATCACTGGGGTAGATGGTTCTATCGCTGGGGTTAAGGCTGCAATGGATTCTAAGAATCAGGATCAAGATTGGACGGATATGGCAGATGCTTTGAGTAAAGCACAGGAGCTTTACAAGAAAGGCAAGGTTGGTACAGATGATTTCCAAACTGCTGCCCAATTTATGACATATGGAAAAATAAATCCAGATGATTATAAATATGATGCTGATGCTTATGTTGAATACTGGGAGAAAGCACAACAGAAAATAAAACGATACTTTGATAGTGATAACCCACTTCAGAGTGTAACTAATTTTGCCGATGATTTGGTTAAGAGCGGATTTGCCACAAAAGATAATGGCGAATTTTCTTGGACAAAGAAATTCAAGAATAGTGCTGCTGCTGCTAAAGAACTTGGAATTAGTGTTGAGGCTACTGAGTCTCTTATGCATAGCCTTGAATCTTATGGTGCTGAATTTGACGATGTTGTATTCAGTGCCGAAGGATTAAACAGATATAAGACTGCACTTGATGGAATTCATTCTGTTTACAAAGATATGGAAGATGGACAGCTTAAAAAACATCTTGGAAGTCTTATTGAAAACTGGGATGACGAGTATCAAAAATATCAAGATGATATGACAGAACTCACGGAAGACCAGATTGTACATATCGAATTTGTATATGACCTTTCTACTATTCAGGCTCAGATTGATGAACTGACAGCAAAACAATCTGGACAAGGCGGTAAAAATGCAGATACGAATGCAGAGGTATTGGCTGCCAATCAAAAATATCTCACTACTGCCAAACAAGGTTTACAAGTTGATAATGTTTCTGCAGAAGTACAAGCTAAGATAAAAGTCAATGAAAATACAATCAATGACTTATACGACCAGCTTTCAAAAGAGGAATATGGTAGTAATAAATTTATTGAGATTCAAGCGAAAATCCAGAATACTCAAGAATTACAAAAATCCATACTCAATGCTTTTTCTGAAACTCACCCAGAAATCAATACTGACAGTTCTATAGAAGAAGTACAAAGTGCATGGGAAGATTTCTTTAGCAAACCTCAAGAGCTTCATGTTAATGCGGAACTTTCAACTGATGAAATTCAATCACAACTTGAACAGCTTGCTTCTGGAAGTTCTATTACATTTAATGCTGACGTTGATGGCGATGGCATTGAGGATGAAGTAAAGGCTCTTAAAAATCAAGACGGTACGATTACTTATACCGCCGAAATTGATGGTGTTCAGAAAAAAATAGAGGTTTTACAAGGTGAAGATAATACACTCACATTTAATATTCTTGCGGAAGATCAAGCAACACCTGTAATCGAGGATGTTAATAAACGTGAGTTAATTTCTAAAACTTGTGCTTTATATTCAGAAGATTATGCAACTCAGTTGATTCAGTTATGGAATGATGCAAGTGCAAATCCAAAATTTGCATCATTGTCTGCCGAAGATCAAGCAACATGGGTTATCAATACTTGGAATTCTCTTACACCAGAACAAAAAGAAGCATATTTGAATGGTGAAATTTCCATCACTGATACTGCAACTGGCGAAATCCAGACTGTAGACAATGCTTTAAATTCTTTGCAGCCGAAATTATCACCAAAGGCAAATATCACAGCTACAGAAAATGCGACTTCTGTTGCTAGTAGTGCTGCTTCTGCTTTGAATGGTGTAAATGGCAAAACCTCAAATATGTATATCTATACACATCATATAGATACATATTCTTCTACTGGAAAGGGTAAATTACTTGGTACTGCTCGTTATGGTGGTACGGCAAGAGCTTCTGGAACATTGTTTGATACAAGTTGGCTTAAAGACAGTTGGAAGACAAAAGTATCTGAAGATGCTTTAACCGGTGAAAAAGGACAAGAAATTGTTGTCAATGGTAATCAATGGTGGACTGTCGGAGATCGTGGTGCTGAATTTGCCCATATTCCAGAAGGTTCTATTGTATTCGATGCAGAGCAATCACGCCAACTTTTATCAAGTGGTAAGATTAACTCTAGGGGACGTTCTTATCTTGGTGGTACTGCTTATGCTAGTGGTTGGAGGCTTCCTTCTACAAGTGGCGGTTCTTCATCAAAATCAAGTAGTAAGTCTTCTGGAAAATCAAGCAGTAAGTCTTCTGGAAAATCAAGCGGTTCTAGTGGAAGATCATCTTCTTCTAGTAAATCAAGTTCTAGTTCAAGTAGTTCTTCAACAGAAAAAGATTTTGAAGAAACATTTGACTGGATTGAAATTGCTATAAATCGAATCAGTGAAGCGATTGACAGAGTAAAAGTAAAAGCAGAAAGCGCATTCAAAACGTTGGCAAAACGTAATAGTGCTGCTGCCGATGAAATCTCTTTAATCACTCAGCAAATCAATACTCAGAATCAAGCATACACCAGATATATGCAACAGGCTAATTCTGTCGGTTTATCATCTGACTGGATGGATAAGGTAAAGAATGGCACGATTGATATATCCACGATTACTGATGAAGACTTGTCTGATAAGATTAAGGATTTCCAAGACTTTTATGAAAAAGCGATTAAAGCAAAAGACGCTGTAGCCGATTTACACGAAGAAATCGCCCAGTTATATGCTGACAGATTCAGTAACATTTCCACTGATTTTGATAACCAGTTGGCTCTTGTACAACATTTGACTGATACATATAACACTGGGCTTGATACACTAGAAGCAAAAGGCTTAAAAGGAAGCAAGGTTTATTATCAAGCTCTCCAAAAAGCAGAGAAAGAAAATCAGGCAATTCTCCAAAAAGAATTAGTTGATTTAACGGAATCTTTCAATCAGGCAATGGCTTCTGGTGAAATCGAAAAGGGTTCTGAGCAATGGTATGAGATGCAGAAAAGCATCAATGATGTCAAAGAGGCAATTGATGAATCCAATCTCTCACTGCTTGAATATCAGAAAACAATGCGTGAGCTTGATTGGGAATATTTTGATTATATGGAAGATCGTATATCAAATATTACCGATGAAGCAGATTTCCTCATTGACTTAATGGCAAACGGAAAGTTATTTGATGATAAAGGTCAAATGACAGATACAGGCATGGCAACTATGGGGTTACATGGGCAGAATTACAATGTCGATATGGCACAGGCTGACCAATACGCCAAAGCTATCAAAGAGTTAAATGCGGAAATTGCTAAAGATCCATATAACACTGACCTCATTGAACGTAGACAGGAACTTCTCGAATTACAGAGAAAATCTATTCTTGCTGCCGAAGATGAAAAACAGGCTATGATTGATTTGGTAAAAGACGGAATTGAAGCACAGCTTGATTCTCTCAAAGATTTGATGGATGCCTATACAGATTCATTGGATAGTGCGAAAGACCTCTATGATTATCAGAAAAAGGTGAAAGAACAGTCTGATGAAATTGCTTCTTTACAGAAACAGTTATCAGCTTATGCCGGAGATAATTCAGAGGAAACTAAAGCTACAATTCAGAAAATCCAGGTTGATTTATCAAAAGCTATGGAAGAATTGCAAGAAACAGAGTATGACAGATACATCACAGACCAGAAAAAATTATTAGATGATTTGTATAATGAATATGAGTTATCTCTTAATGCAAGATTGGATAACGTTGATGCTTTTTTATCTGACATGATTGATTCAATCAATGCAAATTCATCTTCTATTAGCGATACAATTCAACAAGAATGTGCAAATGTTGGCTATACATTGTCAGAAGCCATGAATTCTATCTGGACGAATGATGGTGGTGCTTTTACTGTTATTTCTAAATATGGCGATCAGTTCTTAACACAGAATACTTCTACATTGAATGCGATTCTTGGTATTAAGGCTTATACTGATGCCTTGATTGCAAAGGCAGATGCAGAAGCGAAAGCCAAAGCGGAAGCCACAAAGAAACAGACGGAAGCAAGTAAACCAGCAAGTCAACCTTCAAAACCGTCAAACAATACTCCTTCTGCACCATCAAAACTGGCACGAACTGATAAGGACTACTATGGTGTTGCCCTTGCTATCTGGAATGGTAACTATGGTTGGGGAACTGGAAATACCAGAGTTAGCCGTTTGAAAGCTAAAGGTTTTGATGCCAATAGAGTTCAAAATATTGTAAATCAAATGGGCAGAGAAGGTTATGTGCATTCTGGTGCGTGGGTTGGCAGATATCAAGGAATTCGTGACCTTT